AGATAATGCCACGTTTGTTTGCCTGGAACTACATGTGTTCGCACACGATCGCCCAAATACTTCTGCACGTAGCTGACTGCGTAACGTGCTGCTCTCTCACCACTAGCCATCTTTGCTTTCTTCAAAGCCTGGCGCGCCACGAATTCCATGTCGGCACGCGTGTAGAATTTAGTGATGTCCATTTGCTTCGCCACGACGCTCGCTATTTCAATCTCGTCGGGTCCCTGTTCAAACTCCACGCGCGTCCACTTGCCCTTGCCGTAGTCAAACGCTGCCGCATGACTCTCGGGTTCACGTGCGTTACGCGCTTCGTAGAACATAGTGACGTTGGGCTTGTCGCCCAGCAGTTTAATGCCCGAGTCAAACCAACCGGCGAACACCGAACCACCACGGGCAGACATGAAGGACATGTCGTCGGCACGTTCTTTGCCAGTGTGATGAGCGATGATGAAGGCGATGTTGTGTAGGTCGATCAGCTTGTCCACGCGATCCAAGACCTTATGAATGTCGGCGTTGTTGTTCTCCTCGCCGTCAAAGAAATTGATGAAGGGGTCAAGCATGACTATATCGGGCTTATGAAAGGCAATCTCCTCGCTAATCATGTCGATGTCCTGGTCGCGCATGAAGTTTTTGCGTAGGCGTCCCGACGGAATCAGGTTGGACTGACCCAGTGCCAGCAACTCGGGGTCGCCGAGAAACTGCTGGAAATATAAATCGATTCGGTTCTTGAGGAACTCCTGGATAATCTCGGCCTGTAGCCACACCACCTTCATCGGTCTCGAGAAGGCCGTCCCCATGAATTCGGTCCCCGTCGCTGCTGCTACCGCAAAGGCGCCGAGCCAGTGCGACTTGCCGATCTTGGGTTTGCCGATGAGCAGCACACGCGCACGTTCAAATATAAAGGCGTCGCCCCAATACTGTTCGATGCCGTCAGAGTCCATCTCCTGCCACTCATTATCCGCGTAGGATTTTAAAGCGAGCGGTCCGCCCTCTGGCTCGGGGACGGAGGTATCGAGGATGGGATCTTCCTGTTCCAGTATTTCTTTCAGTTCGTCACCGAGCTGCACTTCCCAGGTACTCGTGTTCCAGCGGATAACCCCGCCGTCGAGGTCTTCGGGGTGACGTTTCATGTGGCCGTTGATGATCGACTGCACGGTGGTGGCGACTTCGACCATGGCCATTGGCGGTTGATTGCTCTGATTCCAGTCGTGAGCCTTGATTAAGAGTTCGCGTTGTCCCCAGCCTTCACGAATCCAACGCCCGACCAGGCGTGACAGGGTAGCGTTACGCGTTCCCGAATCGACGCCCTTGGTGGTCAGTGGTTGTTTGACGATGGATTCGACCTTGCCTTTATTATTAAAAGTGTGAATGGCGTCGAGATCTTGTTGGGTCAGCGACGGCAGTTCGTCGAGCGATTCAATCGGCAAAGTGTCGGGGGTGTGGAAGAAGTAATGTTCGGAAGGACACACCATAACGTACCCGCCGGTCCCACGCACGTCTAACTTATTGTGTCCAGCACTGTTACGTACTTCGAGGTTGGTGTTGATGGAATAAAAATAGTGGAAACCACCACGCGGAGTGGATTGTTTGAGGGTAGTACGGGTGGTGTTACCTTCTTCAATGAAATCAACAGCTTCCTGTGAGTCGGCGTCCAGAACCACGAAGTTAATGCCCGTCAACGCCGCCCAATTAGCGCCTGGATATATCTTTAACCAGTTGGTCAGCTCCTCTTCGGTGGGTTGACGACGCTGATAATCAGACCATTTAACGCGCGGGGTCTTCGACCAGCGCATCTTGACTTCCTCTTCGGTTTCAAACGGGTGTTTGCTGCGGAAGTATTCGGGGATAAAATCTTGTTTAGAACCGCATGGAATCAGGTGTAAACCGTGTTCCCAGAAGCTCTCCAGCATTTCATCTTTAGTCTCTTTAGCAAGTTGCTCCCACGTTTGATTGGCATTTAATTGCAGCGCCACTCCATTCTCCAGTTAGGACTACGCGATCGATTGTTCTAGTTCAAGTTTTTCCTCAACTTTGCGCCGGGCGTCGTGAAAGATGTCCTCCCACGTCAACAGCCCGTCGGTTTTTATCATCAATTCGATGGCTTTCTCTACACTTGGCTGACGTACATTCCAGCGCCACGCATTGACGGTGCCGGGGGACAGATCCAACATGTGAGCCACTTTTTTCGGTCCCATTTTTGCTACGTATTCAGTTAGTGTCATGATTGTTTTCCTGTGTTTAAATTTGTTAGTAGGGATAGTAACAAAAAGATAGTTGACTTGCAAAGCCTTTTCGTTATAAACTTATCACTGCATTATTAAACAGGAGAAAAAAATGACCGAACCTTCAAGCACTTCTACGCCTTCTTTGGCTCAACTCAGAGTCCAGAAAGAAAGGCTCGACGAGAAAAAACGGGAACTCGCTAAACAAACCCAGGTCCTGTCCGAACGCATCGCTGCGCATCCTGACCTAGCTCAGACCATCCAAATTTTAAAGCAAAGCGGTGGCTCCAAAACCACTGAACATTTTATCGTGAAGCTGGGTCGTAAAGAAACCTGGGACCAAACTGTGCTGCAACAAATCTTTGACACGGCAGGCATCAACGAAGCGCTGTGGCCTTTCAAGCGGGAATGGATTGTTGATACGCTGCTGATGAAAAATATAAGACGCGATTGGCCCGACCACTACAACACTTTAACCGACGCTTTAAGAACAAAGATAGACGAGAAACCCTACATACGCGTCGTGACACCGAAGGCAACGTCATGAACACATTAAAAGAATTAATTAAAACTGGCGTCATGAATGAAAACAAAACCTTAGAGGACGTTCACGATGCAATTAACCAGCCTAAACACTATACGCAGGGTCAGATTGAAAGCATCCAGGCGATTGAAGCCATGCTCGGTCAGAACGGCATTCGTGCCTTCTGTCGTGCCAGTGCCTTGCAGTACATCTGGCGTGCGCCGGACAAGGGCAAAGTGGAAGATCTAAAAAAAGCCGTGTGGTATCTCAATTACGCCATCGGCACTTACGGAGGAAAGAAATGACATTAGAAGGTATAACACAAGGGGTAAGTATGGTACCCGTCAAGGTAAACATCTACGGTCCCAATGGCATCGGCAAGAGTACCTGGGCAGCCAAAGCTCCCAAGCCGGTGTTCGTTACCACCGAAGAAGGTTTGAAGTACATCGACGTACCTCATTTTGAATTGTCCCCGACGTATCAGGACGTGATGGATAAAGTCACACTGCTCGGCAAGGAGAAGCATCCTTACAAGACAGTGGTGCTGGACTCTACCGATTTCCTTGAAAGCCTTATCCACGATGCCGTCTGTGAAGACAAGAACGTGGAAGGCATTGAAACTCTCGGATTCGGTAAAGGCTTTACTGAATCAGAAGAGAGATGCCGTAAGCTGTTGCGTCTGTTGGATCGACTGCAACACGTTAAAAAGATGAACATTATCTTAATTTCACATGCGGCCATAAGAATTTATGCAGATCCCGAGCGCGAACCTTACGACCGCTGGGAATTGACCACGCACAAAAAGATTTCTAATCTCATTCGCAACTGGGTGGATTTTAATTTCTTTGCCAACTACGAAGTCTCTACGACTTCAGCGGGCAAAGGCTTTAATGAGAAAGCCAGGGCGGTGAGTTACGGAAAAAGAGCGCTGTTTACACAGTTCAGTGCTGCCTATGACGCGAAGTCACGGGTAGCCTTACCAAAGAAACTGCCGCTCGAATGGGATGCGTTTTATAACGCGTATAAAGAAGCACTTAATATAAAGGAGACTAAAGATGAGTGATGATTTTAATGTAGAACTGGAAAGTGTCGAAGCCCAAGGTAGTGACTTTGGAGCCTTCCCCGAAGGCATTTACGAAGCCCAAGCTGATACCTGGGAACAACGCGACTCCGCACAAGGCAATAAGATGCTGAAGGTGGCTTTCAAAATTTTGGGACCCGAGTACCAAAACCGTTTGATCTTTGAGTATTTTGTACTCAATAACCAGGTGGCTTTGTCGAGACTCAAGCAGTGGCGTATCGCCACGGGTGCGGACGGCAACGATCCGTTGAACGGCGAAAGTATTGCCGATCAAATGCAAGTGCCGTTCACGGCCACGGTGAAGATCAAGAAGAGTGATGATGCAGATTATCCCGATTCCAACACCATTGCCAATTTTCGACCACTGCAACAGGATTCAGCTCCTAAAGAGGCAGCGGCAGACACCGCAGCTGACGAAGGAGCGGATGATTCGGATATGCCTTTTTAGGTAACAGTCTCCGGTCGGGGAGTTCGGGGCATCTTCCTAATAAACAAAATGCCTCACTTTATTAACAGGAGAATTATGAAATCGAACGACAACACCAAACGCTTGGCCACGCTCGCCATCAACCGCGTTACTCAATCCCTGGAAAAGACTTACCAAGACCAGGAAATGCCACCCAAAGTACGCCAGGCTTACGAACATGCTGCCAATACTTCGTTGCATTTAGAGCTGGAATTAGATAAAAAGGGGAACACTCATGGGACAAGTTAAACTGATGCTATACGACGTGGACGTGACTTACGATCCCGACATCGAAGCCAAATACGGCAAGGAAAAAGCCATTGAGGAATGCTCGAAGGCTTTAATCAAACAGAACACGCGCGTGGATAAGGACCTGATCCGCCAGTGGCGTAACAATCAAGACTGGACCAATGCCGCGCCTGTTTAGACAACCAACCAAGATGGACGAACACAAGTCTCCTAAAAAGACTTGTCAGTCCAGAACTAAGAATATCGCCACGTCCACAATGAATAAACACAAGCGGAGAATGAGAGGGAAGTCTCTGCGTTATAGAGGACAAGGGCGATGACTGAATATAAAGAGTTGGTTGAAGAAGCCAGAATAAGACTACAAGCAGAAGAATGGGGTAAACAAGTTACATCCATACAAGCTAACAACGGAATTATAGAAACACGATTTAAGAATGGAGATGTGCATTATGAAGAAAACAAGGAAGGTGGTAAAAGTTGGACTGTCTATAAAGGTTTACCTAAGCAGTCTTTACTTAATCGCTTCTTAACAGCGTACCCAAATTCTAGTTTTAGGAATTTTAAAAAATGAACCAGATATATGAGAAACCGATAGATGCTAAGAAGCATAAGTGGTGGGCATGGCATAAGAAAAACCCTAGAGTTTGGAACTTATTCGTCATGTTTTCCTTTGAAGCCATTAAAGCTGGACACAAACACTATAGCCATTGGGCAGTTATGCAGAGGATTCGCTGGCATACTGACGTGGAAACAAAAGGGGATAAGTTTAAGATTTCTAACGATTGGTTTGCCTATTATGCTAGGTTATTCCATGCGACTTACCCCAAATATAATGGTTTTTTCCGCACTAAACCGTTAAAATCGGAGAAGATAACAACCGAAGAGGATACTTATGAGTATGTTTCCAACGGAGTTAGACACTCTAATAACAGAAGAATTGGCGAAGGAACTCCAGCATCAGCTAGAGAACGCAACCCACATTCTGAGGATTTACCAGAGTCGCTACCATTTTAAGCGTAGACACGACTCTGGGATAGCTTACTTTACCGACCTTGACGAAGCCTTAAACTTCTCCAACGGAGTTGAGGTAGAGCAGGGGTCTATATTAGAAGTTACTGAATGTCACAGTAACGTCACATATCTTATTCAAAAATAAAACACCCAGTTA